CGTGCCTCTTCCCATTCCGGCGCTGGCATCGCTGTATTGCCTCTGTATGGCGTGGTCACGCAGCGCGGCAACATGGTCGATGACATCTCGGGGCCGGGCAGCACCAGCACTCAGAAATTCACAAGCGCATTGCGCCAGGTCCTGGCGGATGACACGGTGGGTCAGATCCTGATCGACATCGACAGCCCCGGCGGCAGCGTCTACGGTGTGGCCGAGTTGGCCGCTGAGATCGTCAAAGCCCGAGCCCAAAAGCCCGTGGTGGCCGTGGCCAACAGCCTGGCCGCCTCGGCCGCCTATTGGATCGGTTGCTCAGCCGGTGAGTTTTATGTCACCCCGGGTGGCGAGGTGGGCTCCATCGGTGTCTGGCAGGCCCACTTTGATTTCTCGAAGGCGCTGGAAGAGGAGGGGGTCAAACCCACCCTGATCTCGGCAGGCAAGTTCAAGGTCGAGGGCAACCCATATGTGCCGCTGGATCCTGAGGCACAGGCCTTTATGCAGTCCCGTGTGGACGATTACTACAACGCCTTCATCAAAGCTGTGGCCAAAGGCCGAGGCGTCTCAGTTGCCGATGTGCGTGATGGCATGGGCGAGGGTCGGGTGCTGGGTGCCGATGCGGCGCTTACCGCCAAGATGGTGGACGGCGTTGCCACCTTTGACGATGTGCTGGCCAAGATGCAAAAGACTGCCGTCTCTCAAAAGCCACTAGGAGCATCCCGGCTTGCTCAGGCCCGAGCAGCCCTCGCGCTGATCTGAATCTTTTTCTCAAATTCAGCAGTCCTCCGTTGAGGGCTGCCGACCACCTGCGACCCGTTGGTCGCGCCTCAAACCGCCGCCCCGTGCTTACTGCCTGGGCGGCATTTTTATTTCTGGAGCAACACCAATGAGTAAGCAATTGCGCGAGCTTCAAGCTCGCAAAGCCACCTTGGTCAAGGACGCACGTGCCCTGACCGATATCGCCGCATCTGAAGAGCGCGACATGACCGATGAGGAGTTGAATGCGTTCAACGCCCTCAAGGCCAAGATCGAGGCAGCGTCAGCAGCCATCGACCGCGAGGCTGCCCTGATCGCTGAAGAGGCGCATATGGCCAATGTAGCCCACTCGACAGTCTCTCATGGCCACACAGCTACGGTGATTTCCGTCACCGACAACCTCGAAGCCGACCCCAAGCACGGCTTCAAAACCGTGGGCGACTTCCTCAAAACCGTGCGTCAGGCGCAAAACCCCGGCAGCGCCATCGACGAGCGCCTCCTGATTGGCTCCGGTCGCGGTGCCGTCGCCCCTGCCTCTTTTGGCAACGAAGGCTCGGCGCAAGACGGTGGCTTTTTGGTGCCGCCCCAATTCGCTCAAGAAATTTTCCAGCTCTCCTTGGGTGAAGACTCCTTGCTGCCGCTGACTGACAACGTCGAGATCACGGGCAACACCATGGCCTTCCCCAAGGACGAGACCACGCCCTGGGGCACCAACGGCATCCGAGCCTACTGGCAAGGCGAAGCCAATCCGGCCGGTGCCACCAAACCGGTGCTGGGTCTGTCCACCTTGCGCCTCAAAAAGCTCATGGCCCTGGTGCCAGTGACCGACGAACTGCTGGACGACACCAATGCGCTGTCGACCTACCTGCCCGACAAGATCGCCACTTCCATTCGCTGGAAGACCAACGAGTCGATCTTGTTCGGCTCGGGCACCGGCCTGCCTGTGGGCTGCATGACCAACGCGACCACGGTGACGGTGGCCAAGGAGTCGGGCCAGGCCGCCCAGACCCTTCTGGCCCAGAACCTGGCCAAGATGATCTCGCGTCTGCCGCCGGGCTCGTTTGGCAAGGCCGTGTGGATCGTCAACAACGACGTGTTGCCAGCTCTTTTCACGCTCATGCTGGGCAACTACCCGATTTACCTGCCCACGGGATTGCCCGTCGGGGGTATCCAGGTCTCGCCCTACGGCACATTGCTCGGCCGCCCGGTGTTCGTCTCCCAGCACGCCAACAGCTTTTCTGCGGCGGGCGATGTGTTGCTGGCCGACCTGTCGTACTACCAGACCATCACCAAGGCCGGTGGCATGCAAACGGCCACCTCCATGCACCTGTATTTCGACTCGGACCTCACCGCCTTTCGGACCACCTTCCGCATGGACGGCCAGTCCAAGATCGCAGCGCCCATTGCACCGGCCAAGGGCAACGCCACCTTGTCGCCCTTTGTCCAACTGGGCGCACGCTGATCGTCGCCCTACTTTGAAGGAGAACCCTCATGTTTCCCAATGCAAAAGCCAGCGAGCAGCTGTCTATTTTGGCCACGCTCGACCCGGGCAACCAGGCACCGGGTGTCGCCAACACCGGCTGGGTGCCGCTCAGCGCCCATCATGGCCTGTTGGCGCTGGTTCAAACCGGCGCTTTGGCCACAGGTGCCACCGTCGACGCCAAGCTGCAACAGGCCCAGGACGCCAATGGCACGGGTGCCAAGGACGTGGCAGGCAAATCCATCGCGCAACTCACCCAGGCGAGCAACGGTGCCAACTGTCAGGCGCTCATCAACTTGCGCCCTGAAGAGCTCGATGTGAACAATGGCTTTGCCTTCGCCCGCCTCGTGGTCACGGTGGCTGCTGCTGCAGCCAACACCTCGGCGCAGTTGCTGGGCGTCAACCCGCGACTGGCTTCAGCCGAAACAGCCAACCAAGCTGCTGTGGCTCAGATCGTTTGATCTGAAGGGGAGAGCGGTGCATGCCCATGCAGTTGATCACCCCGCCAGCGGCCGAGCCCGTCTCGCTGGCCGAGGCCAAGCTCCACCTGCGTGTGGACTTTGACGAGGACGATGCCCTGATTCAGGCCCTGATCTCGGCAGCCCGCCAGGCCGCCGAGATGCTGACCCAGAGGCAGCTGGTCACGGCCCGTTGGCGCGTGGTGCTCGACAGCTTTCCGGGCTGCGGCCTCATGGGGGTGCCTGCAGGGCAGACCTTCACGCTGCCCGGGCACGCCATTCTGATTCCCAAGTCACCCCTGCAATCGGTGTTGGAGATTTGCTATCGGGACATGGCGGGTGTTTCGCAAGTCATGCCATCGGCCCATTACACAGTGGACAAGGCCTGTGAGCCTGCCCGCATCACCCCGGTGTTTGGACAAATCTGGCCTGTGGCCTTGCCACAAATCGGTGCCGTCTCGGTGACCTTCGATGCCGGGTATGGCAGCGCAGCGGATGTGCCCGAAGGCCTCAAAAGCTGGATCAAGTTGCGTCTGGGCAGTCTGTACGCCCACCGCGAGGAAGTCGCGTCGATGGCCCGAGGTCGGATTGACCCCTTGCCCTTTGTCGATGGCCTGCTCGATCCCTACAAAGTACCCCTGATATGAGGCCTTTATGAACCCGATCGGAGCAGGCGCATTGACGCGCCGCATCAGGATCCAGCGACCCAGCACCACCAAAGACCGCCAGGGTGGCCCATGTCGAACCTGGCTCGATGTGGCGACCGTCTGGGCTGACATTCAGCCGTTGTCCGGGCGTGAAGCGGTGATCGCTGGGCGGATCTCGGCAGAACTCACCCACCAGATCACGGTGCGTCACCAGAGCCTTTTTGACAACCCCCACCAAGTGGCCCAGATGCGGGTGCTCTACAAAGCCCGGGTGTTCAACATCCATTCGGCTCTTGATGAGGACGAGCGCCGGGTCAAACTCATCTTGTTGGCTTCCGAAGGGCTAGACGATGGCTAAACGTGAAACCGTCAAGATCGAGGGCCTGACAGAACTGGGCAAAGCCCTGCGCGAATTGCCAGATCGTGTTGCCAGAAACGGCCTGCGTGTGTCGGTGTACGCCGGGGCCAAGGTCGTGCGGGACGAAGCCCGCGCCCGGGCACCCAAGGCGCAGCAGTCTCTGGGGCCGAACCAGCCCCCACCGGGCACCCTCAAGCGCTCGGTGATCATGAAGCACATCCCAGAGCTCTCCAGCCTCACGCGCCAGACCTTCTTCGTGACGGTGCGCCACGGCAAGAAGTACCGCAAGCAGGGCAAAAAGGGCAACCTGTCCCAGGACGCTTGGTATTGGCGGTTTGTGGAGTTTGGCACCCGAAAGATGGCGGCACGCCCATTTCTGCG